CAGGAGCAACCTTCGTTGACACCACAGCTTTTGTCGTCTCCGCCGGGGCTGCCGTACCAGTAGGTTCTGAGGGCACAGCAGGTGTAATTTCCGCTTTTAATTCCTTTTCAGGAACAATAGGCGGAGCATCTTGCACAGGGATACCTGGAATTTCAATTCCTTCAACTGCAAGCTCTTCATCAGGGACATCAACAGAAGCAATTCTACTTGAATAGATGTTTCTGAATTTTTCTCTTTCAGAGAATTCTACAGGAAGAAGTTCCCCCACAAGATACATTTTACCTTTGTGCTTAACCCACTGGCGCGTAACCCTATAACGTAACATTAAGCTACGATACCGTCAAAGAAGGCGCCCATGTCTTTAGCTACAACGCGCATATCGTAAGCCAGCTCACATTCGATACGTTCTGTACCGATGCCCAATTGAGGCAAAGCAAATCTGTTGATTCTCCCACCGAGTGCATTAGAACCCATTAAGCCAGACCATACAAAAGTATAACCAGCTGTAGCAGTTTTAAGCTTCGGTGTAGGTGCGGAGTAAGTCAACAACGCGTGATTACCCATAACGAACTTCATGCTTGCATCCTGGCCCTTTTTGGCGATGTTCTGGATGGAGTTGCACACAAGAATGCGCTCCACGTCAAACAACTGAGCCAAAAGGTCCATAGTGACAACACCCTTCTGGGTGTATTTAATACGATCGATGATATCCGGATGCTGACGGAGTACATCAAATACTCTACGACCAAGGGTCAAGGTATTCGGACGTTGGCCCGTAAGCTCTGCCATAGAAGTTGCCACGTCGGCAATATCACTGACAGGATCAGAGTTTGCATAGTCGCTCCAGTAGGTAACTTTGCCTGCGGTGCCACTTGTGCCACCTGCAAGATCCTGCGCCCACACACCTGCTTTGAAGTAAGTTCTCGCCCAGTTATTTTCCTTATTCAGCAAAATCTTGTCAGCGACGAACTCTGTAGCATCTTCATCAGGAGTCAGAGGACTATCGGAGTTTGTGCGATCCTCTTCAGTGACATCCTTATGGAATGCGTACTTCTTGCAGAAGTATGTTGGCGTGTTATCGATGTCGTAATCGCCGCCAGCGGATTCGGTACCGATTGCACGCTCTTCAGCGTCATCACGGAACCAGTCTTCTTTTTTGTACATGAAATATCTGTCAGACTGTTTCACAACAGGGACGGATGGGAAAACCTTATCCGCGACAAAGTTTGCAGTGTCTTGCATATACTTAACACTGATGTTGGTTAACATTGTGTCAATATGCGAATCTGAACGATTAGCCATGGTTATATCCTCCTTATGTTAAGTTATTTGATTATGCTGTCGGCGCGTCGTACTTGCCGATTAAAACAGAGATGATATCGTTAGCAGCTGTAGCTGCATCAAGAGCGATACCACAAACCTTTTGACCTACTGTCGCAGTAGCAACAGTGCTATTTGCACCAACTGCTACAGCAACGCCAGCAGCGATCGGAGCAGCGGCTTTTGCAAAAGTAATACCCTGGATCATGACCTGACCGGCTTCACCCAGTTTAACTTCTGTTTGCAAGAAACCTACCGCTTGTTCAGCTGCAGCGCACGGAGTGAAGATATGCTCCCCAGTGACCTTAACAGGGACATATTTCTTACCTGTCATGTCAACGGAAGCTTTAAGAGAGATTGTCATACCTTTAAGTTCTAATGCCATTACATTTTCCTCCTTTTCCAGAAAAAATATTATTCTTGGTTGCGATAACGGTCATACAAGTCAGGGTCGGCTGCAATTACTGCAGCGACGGCGTCGTTGTAAGACATGTCCGGCTTGTCGGTACGCATCTTTTTGACACGATTATCGACTTCTGTAGCCGCGTTGGTGGATTCCGGCAATCCCTCTTTACTGCCGAGGGACACATAACCACCGCTGATTGCAGTGTTGGCCACTTTGAGCAAGGATTCAACAGAAGCGAACTGTTCTTTGTTGGCAGTAGCTAAAGTAAATAATGCTGCGGTGTCCGTAGCTGTAATCGGCAGTTTGTCATAGACAGCCATTGATGTTTTGAAATCCTCAAATGCTTTTGCATTAGCTGCTTCGGCGAGTTTATTCTCAGCGACGAGTACAGCGGCTCTTGCATCAAGGATCATCTTTCTCGCATCTTCTGGCATAGCGTTGAGGATCTTATCCTCTGCGGATGTAGAATCAGTTGCTTGCTCAAGAGTAGTGACTTTCGCATTAGCGGCAGTCAAATTATCCTGAAGAAGTTTCTTTTCTGCATCCCATACAGTCAAATTATCCTGAAGAAGTTTCTTTTCTGCATCCCATACAGACTGTTTAGCCGTAATAGCGGCAGTAACAGCTGCATCTGTGACAGTCGTGATATGACTGTTAATGGTTGCTTGCTGCTCAGCAGCAATGGTATTCAAGATATCTTGGAAATTCATAACTGGTGCTCCTTCCTGTTTGCTTTTGATTGTTGGATGTAAACTGTTTAGCTTCTCTTTAAGCTTATCCGCATCCAAGAAATTGCTGAAAGCGAATGACACACCATTATACATGAATGCATCTTCGTCGTTGGCATCAACTACCATTTCAGCGCTCTTATCCTCGGTAATCTTATCGACAAAGCCAAGCTTTAGTGCCTCATCGGCACTAAGCCACGTTTCACTATCCATTAGAGCGGATAGCTCGGCATCATCCATCTTAGTCTTACCCTTGTAGGTTGCGACAATTGTGTCTTTAACCTTGTTTAAAACTTCGATAGACTTTTGCAGGGTAGCAGCGTCGCCTTGAGCACGCGTCGATGGATTATGAATCATCATCAATGCGGATCTAGACATAAACACTTTATCCCCTGCCATAGCAATGACAGTTGCAGCCGAAGCGGCAATACCATCAATGTACGTATTTACAGTGGCGCTGTGGATTCTCAACTGATTCATAATCGCAGCGGCGGCGAAAACTTCACCACCAGGGCTGTTTATATAAACGTTGATAACCTTCGCATTAGGGTAATTTTGCAAATCTTTTAAGAACGAAGATGTTGCAACATCACTGTCATCACTAAACCAACCACGCGAAGAAACGATAGCGCCATAAACATACATATTTAGTACGCCAGAGTTAGTAGGCCCAGATGCCAAATTCCAAAACTTAGTAAAGGCTTCGGGCATTTTACTTACCTCCTTTCTTCGTGATAGGTGGCTTACCTGTTTGAGCAGGTACCTTAGGGGTTGCTTTAGCCGGCACAGGATCTGCATTTGGATCGGTTGGATCCGCATTTGGATCTGGTGTCGGTGTTGTTGCACTCCGTGATAATTGAGCTTCTCTATTTTCATCTTCTTCAGACGTTTCAGGTAAATTAGCTACACGACGTAGATAATTTTCCAAATCGAGATCTGGGAAGATCGGCATCTTTGCTCCGGCGAGTGCCTTAATATAATCACCCAATTCTTTAAGATCGGGAGTAACAACCGAACTGACTTTGAATTCTGGCGTTCCAGTTAATCCTTGGAATGTATTCATTGCAATCAAACGCGGAATAGCATAACGATTAAGAACTTCAGCTACACCATTCAGTTGTGATTGTAAAGACGCCGCTAACATACTCTGCTTAACCTTCGCCAAAGCGAAAGAGCCGACCTTATCAGCACCTAGCATGACAATATCAGCTAACATAGTAATTGCAATACGTTGATCCCAACGATTAATTATGTCGCTCGTATCAAATTGCCTTGAACTACCTGACGATAGAAGTTCTAATTTCCAATCTGCAGGTAATACAACACCTTCATTACGATCACGCCGAATACTGGATACAAGTTTTAAAGCGGACGTTTTTGCAATGACCGCCTGCGGATTGTCTTTATCAAAGATATTAACACCCGGAGGAGCAGTTACAACAGGAAGACCTGCTAAATCACGCTCAATACCGATGCCTTCAATTTCCTCGATATGTTTCTTAAAATACCAAGAACGATAAGCACCGCGTAAGAATGATTTACCTTCCGGATTTCCTCTGTTCGCCGTTGTACGAAATAAAAGACCGCGCCCTATTGGAATCTCAACAGAGCCCGCAGTAGTATATTGTTTCATACCCTGTAATCCACCGGTATCATCCATCATCCATCCTTGTAAGGACGTTTGAGCTCTGCCCGGTAATTTACGCCAACCAATGCGGCCATCATCATACTTGCTGTTCTTCGTCGGATCGGCTACATCGCCCATTCGTCTCTTGTATATAATCTCATGGTACGAAAAGCCATATTCGAAAAAGGATGAAAGGTCATCAATGAAATCTGCCCACGTTGTACTCATATCATCTTTACACTGACGTACAAATTCGGCAGCTTCTTTATCTGCATCTAAATCAGAGGCAGGAACGACATCCCAAACAACATTTTGAATCAATTGCTTAGAACAAAGTAAAATAGCCGTTATAACAGCATCATTACTGCTCATCTCTTGATAAACGGCTCCTGCTCTTGGCCATTGTAAGCGTGGTACAAACTCTTCATACACGCCTCCGCCGCTAGTGCGTAACCCAGTCGTGCCTCTCTCTGCAAAAGAGACAGCATCAATATGCTTAGCTGGAGCAATAGGTGGCGCGGTTGGCGCTTTATTAAACAATAACGGAAATGCACCCAAATATATTACCTCCTCTCTTTACATTAATCGTGAAAAATCTGTTGTAAAATAACCAGCGCCTAAATCCGACTCATCTGCCCAAGTGTTATCTTCCTCTTCAGGCTTTTCAACACAAATTGGATTTCCATAATCTGGCAATACACTTAATTCGGAGAATGCACCTGAAAGGCCATCAACCATATCATCATGTATACCACCTGGAAATGACTCAGCCTCGTCAAAGAAAACATCTATATTTCGGCAACCAGACAGATATTTTATATGACCACGCTCAGCCGCAGCGGAAGCAGCTAAAGCACGCTGTACTTTAGAACCTGTAGAAGCTATTGGCTTATACGCATAACCCATTAGGATTGTACGCGCTTTATTGTCAGTGACACCTATGCCAGAAGAGCCAGGTTCTCTTTCTTCTCGGATATTAGTACTGTAACCATCAGAGGCAGCAGTGTCTTTTTGTAACATCTCTGTTCCTTCTGGTGATTTACGTTCACGAATAATATCCTCGATGTAAAATATTCCCCCAGCTTCACTAAGTAAAAACCCGACTGTATAATCGGGTTCACCAGAGCGATTCTTCTTTTTGGCTTTTTCTTCATCAGAAGCAGCCATATCCCACCAACGTACTTTTTTTCGAAAGGCGGGCAATTCAGTAACCGCTTGGAACCAACTCCGTTTGAACATATTCCCCTTACGAATGATCTCCCAGTTACCGTCGCGTAAACGTGAACGTGTAACAGGGTCCAACTCATCAAGAGAGTGCTCATATTCGTCGACATCCAAGTAAGGATTATCATTCATACCCGCCGGGATGAAGACTCGACCCTTTGCCGGGCCTTCATCAATATATCGCTTTTTCACCCAGAGGCCACCATCATCTTCTGGTGGATTGCTAGCACCCCGCACACGCAACGGAATACTAACATTCTTTAAACGCCTGAGGCGTGAAAACATGTAAATGTAGTTATCCATATTGAAATGCGTTAATTCATCAAAGCCGATGTATTGATATTCACCGCCCTGATAGTTAAACTTGTCGTTTGGATTCTCAAGATAGCCAAACTGCAAGATCGAAATATTCTCTTTATGCGGCCCATACTTCTGGAAGAATTCGAATTTCTTATCTTTTTCGTTCCACCGACAATCGTCAGGGAATTGAAAAAGCCATTCCTTTGCACGATCAATTAAGGCGCCAGGCTTCGTTAAATCCGCATATGTTTTACGAAAGATTATACCTGCATAGCCCTTTATATCAACGTACTGTAATCCTCCCATTAGTAATGCGTCGCTTTTACCTCCGCCGGCCGCCCCACCATAAAATGCCTCTTTACAGTTCAGGAGGAGAAAGGCTGACTGTTTCGGAGTTGGCACATGAGGAATAAATTTATTCATTCTCGGCGTTAGCAGCCGTTGGAGGTTAAGTAAATCGGATTGCTTCATCTGGGATAGATCCATTTGTCCCATCGATGTATTTTGCACAAATTGACCGATTTTCATCTTATCAATTGTGTCCATGTCTGTAAATCCGCTTAAAGGTCGATTAATCATTAAGATCACCGACCTTATCTGCGGCTGTCGAAGAATTTATTGAAACTGCGTCAACGACAACAACAGGCGAAGTATTATCAGTCTCTTCAACTGAATTGCTCGCCTTAATATTATCGCCAATGGCAGTTGCCATAGCACCACTCTTTTGCAGTACATGCAATATACTAAGGAGATTGTCCTCATTTTTCATATCCTGCTGCAACTGCCTTTCAACTGGACTACCGCAGTTTTGATTATTACTTCCCAACGTGGCGTTTAAATTTAACATTTGATCGGCCGTATTGTTGGTGGTAGTGTTGTAAATCGCCAAGGCTGGCTGATGTGCGGCAGTTGTAGCAGCATCGGGTTTATCAGCGGATAAGCCAATACTAATTCTACTATATCTTAACCCCAATTCCAACATTTCTAATGCGTCCTTGGGCTTGAGAGCAGCGACATGCTTCTCTAAATAGTCAGAAGCTTGTTTCATTAGCTTATTTGCTAATTTGAAATGATCGGATTGCACTAATTGTACTTGCTGTGCTTTGCGTTTTGCTATCTCGCGGCCCATATAAAAGTCATAATAATCACAACGAACTGACCAATTATAGATTTTAGCCAAAGTAGCTAATAAAGAGCCGGAAACATTCAATTGGCGGCCTAAACCGGCAATTGTGCGATTTTGCATGACATAATCGCCAGAATCAAGCAAACCATACTTCATATCGCGATAAATCTTGAAAATACTGTAGAAATCCATACGTTCACCACTTAAACGTTCCCAAATCGGGAGTCCGTCAACGGTAGCAAAACCATCGAAGATTTCAATTTTAACCTCGGATTTTTCACGCATCATGTCGGTTATGTCTTGCGGAGTTTCACAATATGGAACATAGGTACAAAATACCGCAGGATTAAGAATAACCGTTAATCTGCCGTCCGCTTGGGGTAAATCGACTTGCAACGCTTGGATAAAATTCGCAAGTTTCTTCAAATTGGTTGTTACTACCATTGTGCGAAGCTCAGCTAATTGTTCCATTAAGAGCGGACTAACTGTCATTTTTATCGTACCAGTAGTGTAACCAACGAAGTCTGGTGTCTTCGCGAGGTTTTCTTCCAGAGGTGACTTAATATCCGTTGCCGCGCTGTGGGCCGTAAGGAAGTTATACTCATTATGGTCAGTACTCAATGCGCTAGCCGACTGGTCTGCTATAGTCTCTGCGGTTTGTGTCTCTGTTTTCATATTGTCACCTCCTTCATTATCTTCGTTCCCGTTGTCATCATTGTTCTAAGGGTTACTAGGTTAACGTGTTATCCCTTATATTAATATAATATACAAACGCTATAGGTTTTTCACGGGGAGAGGGACTAAATTAGAATTATTTCTTATCTCCCTCAATGAGGTGCTCCGCAACGTTTATGGAACAATATCACGTTAGTTGGCTACTTGTGTAATCCGTTAATCCGCTATGCTTTCGTAGCTTAAACTGTTAAACATCATAGGTTGTTAGCGCATAGAAGGTAGTCTCGTTTTCTCTCCTTGTGTTTGTAATATCTACCATGCGTGTGTTTTTTAGAGACTTGCTTTTTACTCTCTACTTGTTTCTCGGGTTTATGGGAGTGATCTGTCTCCGAAAGAACTTGAGGTTTTTATACGCAAGGACCCTTAAGGGCGGGTTATCCGAGTAGACGGGGCATCTGCTTTTCTACGTTTATCGGGAGAAAATCTATTCCTCTTATTCCGCTAGGCATTAACCCATTAGATAGCGCGGAAGCCACTAGCACCACTGGTACGCCACGGACGAGTCAAGCCAGCCAGGTGGAGACCGGTGGACCTATGGACTGGTCTCAATAGGGCAGCACCGCTAACGTATCCCAGCTACGGAGGGGATAGCTCTATGTATAGCCACACCTATACTTCTATGAGTGAGTACCTATAGTCTCTCTACCTCTAGCTATGGTCTCACGTAGACATAGAGGCATAGGATAGCTATACCCTATACATATAGATACATATCGATACATACCCATACATAGAGGTATACATATACATATAGATACATATCTATACATACCCATAGCTACCCGGGGGTCCATAGGTCCCTATAGGTCTATACCTCTATAGGCGTACCTCACCAACGCTGGCCTATATCCGCATACCCGTATTCATAAACATGTCATAAACAATTCATCAAATAGACAAGATTGCGAGCGTCAAATAGCGTATAATAATATCATGGATAAGGAAAGACATTCCATCCAAATTATATTTTACGGAGGACATCATCATGACAAAGACAATCACAACTACGGCACAGGCATCACAGGCAATGGAAGCGGCACAGGTCAAGACGATCACCGACAGCAACGTGAGCAAGAGCCAGAAGATCATCGGGATGTACGGCCTCGGGATGTCGATCAAGGACATCGCCGTAGCAATGGGCATCCGCTACAACTTCGCCTACAACGTCATCAGCAACTACACCCGAGTCAATGCACTGGTAATGCCTACGGCGAACAACGGACCTACGAAGAAGCAACAGGTCATCGACCTGGTCAAGACAGGCGCAAGCAACACCGAGATAAGCAAAGCCCTCTCCACCAACTACAACTACGTGTACAAGATTGCTAGGGAGTACACGGACAACGGCGGCACCGTCACGATGAAGGAGGTCGGTTGATATGCCCTGCGACTTCAAAGTCATAGTTCGACCTAACGGTAACCTCGATGTCTACGACGGGGAGGACCGGTTGCACTGGGAAGATATCAGTCCAATAGGTTTTGCCCAACTACTTCAACAGGGTTGATGGGCATAAGCATAGCCGGTCAATACGACCGGCTATCCCTTTGCCGTGTAATGGTATCCTTTTGCCCGTAGTGGGCAGAGGTTGCCAATGGTATCCTTTTGACATTATGACGCCGCTGGTGTTTAGTGGAGTGCCCTACGACAGTAGGACCGCGCCCAACTTTCGCCGTGTCCCCGGGTAACCCAGGAAACCATAGTGCCTCACGAGGTGTTTCGCGGAGTAACCGTGTAAACTCTTACGCCGCCCCAGGTTCGTCGAGTAAACCCATAAACCATAGTAACGCGATAGGTGTTTCTCTGAGTAACCGGTTCTTGAGAAGATCGTCTCACAAAATCGTTTAGCCGATTAACGTAACAACCTCAGCCGATCGTATCAAAATAAATTTATTTGTGAGCGATTTTACCCGTGATAATCGATCGAAAATAGCGTATAATATATATAGAAGTTAAGGAATTCCAATACTTAACTTACTAAAAAATAAAGGAAGTTTATCACATGAAACAGCTAAACACAGTCGTCGAGGAAACAGTTAACCAGGAAACCACAGTAACCGAGGAAACAGTTACCCTATCAACCGAGGAAATTAGTAAAATAGTAAACAATGACGCAGTTTCCAAGAGTAACCGGATGGTCGAGTTGTACGGTAAAGGGTTACAGATTAAACAGATATCCGAGTTGATGGGGACTCGCTATAACTTCGTTTACAACGTGGTTTCGAACTTTACTCGAGTAAACAATATCGAATTAAGGACCCGGGGAACAGGGGACTCGAAGAAACAGTTAATCATCGACCAGTGTAAACTGGGACTCAGCAACACGGATATCAGTAAAAACCTCTCAACCAACTATAATTACGTTTATAAAGTGGTAACCGAGTACTTGAAGACCAAGTAAACCGGTTAACCGAGGAATCACTTTCCCAGTGGAAGTGGTTCCTCTTTTTTGCTGTTAACGGTTTAACCGAGTAACCGAGTAGCCCGCAGGCAACTCTGGGGTTTCGCCGAGTAACCTTGGAACCTGATACTCTGTTAAACGCGCATTAGGGCGGCCCTATAAAACGCCTGGAGATTGGACCTTAATCCTTTCTGGGACGCCCTATAAAACGATCAGCGATAGACCCAAATATTTCTACCTGGGTCTATGGGATTACTTCTTATCCCACACCTTGTACTCCTCGATGTACCCCCACGCTTCCTTTACATTCTCCTCTATATTAATCCTTTCCGCGTCTTCTATCGCCTCGCCGTTACATAACAACCATTCCTCGGTGTGACGTAGAAACTCTAACGCCATCTCGAAACTACTAACTGTTTGTCCTAGATAGAAGAAGAGATCATCCTCATCCTTAAAAGAATCCCCCTCTATAATACTAAGTAATCGTTCCATCTCACTATAACGCTCTTCCATAGTACCATCACAGAACACCTTAAACGAATCCTCTGTTGGGAACAGTAGTAGGTATTTCTCATCACTCAACGCCTGTGATTCATCCCTGAACTCACCCGCCCAAAACTGATACGCCTCACATATGTGACCCACCGTGTGTTCCACGTTATACTCCTTGCCCTCCATAAGATCCTTACTAATTAACTTTCCCATTAGTTTTTCCCTCCCGCTTTAAAACATCTTCTTTTACTGACCCACTCGACACACCTATCTAACGCCTTGTTATCCGCATCGCCCGTGGCGAATAACATGCGCCAATAAGATCCTACATAAACCCTTAACATATCCGCATACACTGTACTATGTTTCCTTGTCACATAATACTCACCCCTGACATAGACTATCTCACCGTTCTCTGTTATAGTCCCAACAACCTTTTCCATTACTTAGTCCTCCTAAAGTTTTTATTATAGTGGGATATACTTATCCCTCTATATATATTATACGCTGGAAGGCGTCCCGACGACACGCAGGGAGTTGGCTCTATCTTTTATAGTTAGGTGGTATTGTGAGCCAGTACGCCCGGGACAGCTGCGGCCCATCACCGCCATCCAGTAGGAAAGTAGCGAACTCAACTAAATAGTCGTCCGGAGCGGGACAAAAGCTCGCCCAGGCGGGATGCCCACCAGAAGGCCCACTACGTAAGCCGTAACTTCTGTCTTCTTCTAGGGATGCCCTATAAAACAAACTGCGATTGGATGCCTACGCCGAAAAGATAGAGCCAATTCCCAGAGTGTCTGCAGGCGTCCTTCTATTATATAATATATATAGAGGATAAGGAATAACCCTTATACTTCCAATCATATTTTATTTAGGCGATTACGCCGGAAGGAGCACACCATGAAACTAGTAATGGACACAAAGCTTGGACAAGACGAGGTTATCGCAATCGTAGCACAGGTCACAAATGAGGAGATCAGCAAGGGCGCAGGTGTTCGTGCATTATTTGCAGGCGGCCTTTCAGTCAAGGAGATTTCAGCAGTCAGTGGGATTAGGTACAATCATGTGTACAATGTAATCCGGAATGAAGTGTTAGTCCATGGTTTGGAAGTCGAACAGACAGGTCGCAACAATGAGAACTCCAAGAAAAACCAAATCATCGCTCAACTGGCAGCCGGCAAGACTATCACAGAAGTCAGTAAGGAACTCAAGTGCCTGTACAATTACGTTTGGCAGATAGCCAAGGGTGCCGGATATACTAACAAACAAGTCGCCGCCGATGCAGCCGCAGTGGTTGATACAGCAACACCAGTTGTCGAGACAAAGCACAGATCCAATAAGAAAGTCGTGGCGTAAGCCACACTTCTTACCCAATAAAAAAAAAAAACATTAGGAGGACTATATAATGAAAAACGTATTAGGCAGCAAGGTAGAGGTTCTGGAGTCACAGGCTAAGGTAACAATCCCAATGAAGGATTACAGGATGTTAACACTGATGGGTTCCGAGGGGGAGAATCTCAGAGAGAAGATCATAGCAGGCATAACCATAGCGATAGACACAGATTACCAAGACAGACCGCGTGTAGTGATAACTAACTCCTTCACCAGCATATTACAAGACTACACCCTCAAGGCAGTGGTCAAATACGCAGTAAGTAATCCCGACGCCATGGCAATCCTAGTGACACGCGATGAACACTACTTCGCCGATGGCTGCCTATCAGCGTATAGTTATGGGGACACACAAGTAGTAGAGCTACTCGATAACCCAATATTCAAAGCAGCCTGGGATAAAGCAGTAGAGCTTAAGAAGGCGGCAGACAACGTCGCCGAGCCAGAAGTGCTAGAAGGGGAGGCTGAATAGTATGTACTTGAGTATGAACGATTTAGCCCTTATCATTACCGCTATGGAAGCCGAACATGATGCCACAGTCGACATGTCAAAGGATGAGACGGGGGCAGAAAAAGAGACATTAACAAGGCAGGCGAATGAGGAACAAGTAATCCTCAATAGCCTGCAGGAAGAGTACAATAACTACGCCAAAAGTAAGTTCGTGTGTCTCGATCCTGATCAACAAGTCCATTACCTCAACGTCCTGGCTGATTATCACGGACTTATTCTCACACACCTCGCCAGGGATGAGTATCAACTCTTCACTAAAAAGGAATTCCAATCGGTCTTGGATACGATGTATATGTTGGGTAACATTGAAGGGCGCATGATCCACAATCATACCATGCAAAGCGACCTAGATATGCTCGAGGAATGGGAAACTGAGTTGTTAATTAATAAGGAGGATGCGGAATGAGGATTATTATTTGGCACTCAATCAGGGTCCCGAAAGGGGATTTCAGGTTAGGAGACTATCTCGGTACAAATGTAATACGCATCAAGAACGTCACATTGTCGAAGGATCGTAACCACGGCGCAAAGCGTATGCACCTGGGTTTGATCACATCAGTAAGATAGAAGGAGGAGTCACAATGATTTGGGGGATAAAGAACGAAACTACGGGGGTCATGATGGTAGGGGACGATATGATTTGTGTAATCAAACAGGCAGTCGCGTGGAGATCATGTGGACACAAGGTAATCAGCGTCCCGTCCTTAAAGGCTAAGCGCATGTTTAACATCTAACAAGATAGGCCTGGACAATAGTTCAGGCTATTCTTTTACCTAGCAATGCCCACGAGGGCTACCCGCCACCGAGAACGCGGGCCCATCTCTGCCTACCAGTAGATTGAAGAGTTAACTTCTTTAAAGGCTGCCCTATAAAACGATCATCGATTGGACCGTCGCCCTGTTTCCGTCAGTGTGTTACTCTCTTGCAAATTATGTCTTGCAATTAGGTTGCCCTATAAAACGATCGCTAATTTGACGGCACGGACCATAATGTCGCTTAGTATTCCCCGAAGGCAGACGTCAGTGTGTCGAATTGACTCAAAATGTGCCTTGAGCGAAAGGTGCCTTGGAGAGAGGCGAAATTCACGGGTTTTATGGGGTCTTTTAAACTTTAATTGACACGAATAAATACGCGTCCTAGTCTATTTGGAGACACGAAATCCCTAGGCATTGTCTCCCCGTGCTTCTCTTAGATTTCGTGTTTGAGTGGTAGGGATTTGCTCGGGCAGTGAAAATCCGGAGAGCCCTAGTGTATCCGGCGGAGAGATGCCAGTATTATCTGTGGCTCCGCGTGCTTCTCTTATGTTTCGTGTAGGAGTGGTAGGGCAATCGGGCAGAAGGGCAGAAGTTGTTTTATATATATATAATAAATAAATATATTTTTCGACCTAGTCTATTGTCTCCTATTATTTTTATCTCCTTCATTATCTCCTATCTTTATAGCCACATATAGAAACCTATTTATCCTATCCTCCCTTCCGTGGTTATGAGTATACCCTATGTCTAGGAATACAAGAATATTCTATATACAGTTAAGTTGAATAAATATGCACTATTTCCCTACCACAATAACACGAACTCTAAGAGACATGTGATTTTCTAAGCTAAATTCGTCTCTCTCCTAGCCTCTCTCCATAGGGATTTAGCTAGGGATAGTGTCGTGCAGATGTGCAAAATAAAATAAAAACCCGAGTCTTTTAACTCAAGAAACCTGTAATTTTCTTCCAACCTCTTAGCTACTTTACATACTATTATCAGTTTACTCCAGGAAACTAGGATGTTTTAGTCGATTAAACTGTAACACACTCTTTATGTAGATAAAAGGCTCTTCTCAACGATAACGATAACGATAAGTCACCGCGAGAAGAGCCTTTCCGTTTCTAAACTACTTAGCTAAGTTAAACTGCTGTGTGTTAGCTTTGCTGTCGACGGCATTACTATTCGGCATGTTACTTGTGTTAGCTTGAGCGTTCATCTCTGTGATAGAGTGATTCTCTGTGATAGAGTGATTATTAGGAGTCTCGCTTCCGCCTAGCGTACCATTGTGTTGAACGTTTCCGTTATTG